TGGTTAATGCGAACCAACGCCGCTTCCAGTGTATAAGGGGACTGGACCTCCCCATTGTGCATACTTAAATCCAATGCACTTGGATATTGTGTAATACTAGTAATGCAATCTATTATTTATAAAACAAGTATATGCATCATTATACTTGAATCAGAGCTTCTCTTGTTTGTAGTTTCAAACTACTCCACTAAATAATGGTACCTCACGAGGGAGGTTCAAGACAAATAAGTTTTCGCAACATACATATAGTTTGGAAGGTACTATACATAAGTTCGTAACTACCTTATTCGGGTTCTTTGGTTTCTATTGCATGTGACCAACGCAATATCAAAATTGTGAATTTTTCATCCTAATCCTTTCGGACAGGATATGGGTTTTCCTCCCATTCGTATTTCTCACAATACTTGAGGATTTGTTCCTTATATGTTGGAAAATCTCCTACAAGTCCAGTGAGATTACATTCATCTGCAACCTGTTTAAGTTGAGCGCATCTCTCCGTGTATTTCTCACGACCGAAATGAGCATACTTATCAAGCGCATCTCTAATTGTACAAGCAGCATGAAGCTCTTCTGATATCTGCGTTCTCCCATGTGCATGGAGCATCTTAGATATCGAAGATTCATCAATAACTGCACGATACAACTGCAATTCATCATCCCAAACAGCATTGTGTTTCAAGAATCCAGCTTCTGAACCATGTATAAATGGTACAGATTCTGCTTCTTTATCAGCCATAGTGTATGTAATATCACACTCGGCTAATACACGTGCTATATTGGTATGATTATATGCATCATATCCTGGTTTAACAGACATAATGTTATCATCTCCATAAGTCAATAATGACACAACTTCCGAAAATAATGGTACTCTCCACCATTTCTCCTCTTGTGCAATTCTATAATATACATAACGCATATATAAACTATTGACCAATGAATTGGTAACAACTGTCAATGGGTGTCCCGAAGGATTTGACCCACAAAATTGTACTAATGTCCCAAAGTAATCATATGTTGGTGAACAAATCTCAGTGGCAATGCCGCGCATAATCGTTAAATCATCCGCATCATAATTTCCACTCAGTTCTGCTAGATTAATTAAAATCTTAAAACTTGCCAACATAAATCTTGGGGACATACGTCCATCGAATGACTTATAATCACCTGCTACGACTCTATGTTCTCCATGTTTATAAACATGTTTCATCATTTTAGTCCATTCAGGTGATTCGACATTCAAACCTACTGCGCATTCAAAAACTTCCTTGTTTTCTTGCATCAATGCTGAGAGTGTTAAAAAATATTTCCTAACTAACATTACAAAATAAATGTTACTCCCAGCAAAAACACGAACTTTCTTTTTACCAATTTTTGTTGGTTCATCTTTCAAAGAAGCTTTAAATACTGCATTAATTCTATTTCCATTCAATAATGTTTCCTCAAGTTTTGTAATTTCTTCCAAAACCTTAGGTTCAATATCGCGTGGAC